AACGGTGGAGAAGTTTTTCAAGATGATCTTATCGCTGAAGTATACCTAGCAGTTGATGCTAAGAATACACCTAGTCAATTAGACGCTCTTATTACAAAGATACTTGGTGTCAAAAGCACCATAAATGTAGTCAACTTCGGCAGCGAAAGTGATTACACCGTAGACAAAACCGAGGATGTCTTGATCTATACTTTCGAGTTTAGATTAAACGTCGCAACAACATAACTTAAAGGAAAAATAAAATGGCATACATCAACGTATCCGCTCCTACAAGCAATGCAATTATTCAAATCCAAAATACTTCAACGGCTATTGCCTCTACAAGTAGTGGATACATAATTCCTGCTCTACAGGATGTGACTATCAACAACTCAGCAGGCGTATTCAACTGGACACAGTTGGACACATTCGCACAACTAAGTGCTCCAACACCTGCAACCAACAGCGTCAGTGCAAATCTAGTATTAGATTCAACAACATTCTTCACAGGTGTTGGTGCTACTGCTGGTCTATTTGACCTCAGCAATGACGCAACACTGGTCCAGTTCCGTATCTATTTCAATGGACGCGGCACTGGTGCAAAATATGTCAGTGGTTCAGGTTATATCACTAACCTAGCACCAACTGTCAATCCAACTGCTCCAGTCTGGGTTACACCAATTACAATTTCTGTAGATGGTGACTTCACAGTCGGCACAGTTTAATCATTATTGATTAAAAACAAGGGCATCTTAGGGTGCCCTTTTTTGTTTTGTGTAAATATACACGCAGGAGATTAAAAGATGGACCTAGAGGATTACTCAGATGAAGACCTGCTTAAAAGTTTAGAAGCAGAGGTTGCCAAGTCGTTGAATGAAATTAAATCAGCACAAGGTGACATAGACAAAGTAAAAGGACGCTTGAGATTCGCTCTAGCAGTCATACACATATTAAAAGATAAAAGAGATTAAAAGATGAAACTAACACAACTAGCAAAAGCACCCGAACTTATCAAGATTACCATTGATGATGAGGACACGGTCAAAGAATTTGGCGAGTCATTGGATTTTTGGATCTATGACCGCACCCCCATTGATGTCTTTGTCAAAATGGCCACATTGAAACAAGAAGACTTTGCATCAATGGTAGAAGCAGTGAATAAACTTGTTCTTGATGAAGATGGCACACCCATTGTCAAGGATGGACTAATGATACCCACACACGTTTTAACCAGAGTTATCTCCAAGGTGGTTGAAACTCTGGGAAAGTAACAGGAGAAGACTTCGATCCTAAAAGTTCTGAAGTGGCCATGATAGTCACCATTGATGCCATGGCCAAGAGATATGGTTATCTACCTTCAGACATTATGAATCGGGCTTCTACATTTGATATGGTGGTCATGGATGCGGCAATAAGTTACGAAAGTTATTTAGAGTCAGAGCATCGTAGAGCAAGTTCAGGAGCACCACCAGATGTTCCTGAAGAAGAGTTATTGAAAATATTAGAAAAGGCAAAATCATGATTAGATTCACAGTGGATATGAAAGGCGTTGACAGTTTGTTTGCAGATGCGGCCACTGTGACTCGAGATCTCGCCGATGACAGTTATAAATTCTTTGTAGCACAGACTCCGGTGCGTAGTGGCAATGCCCGTAGAAATACTCAATTAGCCAGCATGAAAGATTCAAAGACTGGTCTCAGCAAGGCCACTATTGAAGGTGACTACGCTTATGCACAAAGACTAGATGATGGGTATAGTCAGCAAGCACCAAATGGTATGACTGCACTCACTGAAAGATATATTGAGCGTAGGCTTAATGAACTTGTTAGGAAAATAAAATAATGGCAAACTTAAAAGTTGTATTAGAAATTGATAACCAAGGATATATCCGTGGTATAAAAGCCGCCGACGGTGCTACAAAAGATTTTGCCAATGATTCTACTGCGGCGTTCAAACGAACTGAACAAAGCATAAATCAGTTATCTCAAAGAACTGATGGTCTAACACAGGGGTTTGGTAAATTAAGATCTGCTATAGCAGGCGTAGCAATAGGTGCGTTTATTGGTAAAGCAATGATCGGTGCTGATGCTATTGCAGATCTAAGTGATGCAACTGATTTAAGCGTTGGTAAGTTATTAGAGTTTGAAAAAGCAATTGAACTGGCAGGCGGTAAAGGCGAAGATGCCGCAAAAGCAATTACAACATTTTACGCTAGTATTCAAGAAGCCAACTCTGGATCTGATAAAACAATAGAACAATTTGCTAAGTTGGGTGTTAGTTTTAACGATTTAAAAACATTAAGTGAAAGTGATTTATTAGATAAAACTCTCGCAGGATTTGCAAATATTACAGATCCTATTCTTAAAAGCACAATAGCAGTTGATATATTCTCAAAAGCATTTAGGACTGTTGATCCAAATAGATTAAGTGCTGAACTAGATAAACTTCGTGGAACATTAAGTGAACAAGAAAGATCAACAATAGAAACCGCAAACGCTATTGAAAGATTTGATAAATTTGTTGGAAATCTTAAAGGTGCTGTAATATTATTATTAGAGCCATTATTAAAGTTTAGTGGAGCAATGAATGGTAATGTAACAAGCACTGAAAAATTAGCAGAAACATTAAAAGTATTAGTAGCAGGATACATTGCATTAAGAACAGTGCTTATTACTAGTGCAATTGCTCAAGCAACATTAAATGCACTACAACTCGCCGGAATGGCAAAAAATCCATTAGCAGCCGGAATAGCAGGAGTGGCAGCCATTACAGCAGGCACAGCAGCATATGCTGGTATGATGGATTTGATGAAACAGGTTGAAGATCAAGCCGGAGCAACAGGTGGGGCAATCAACGGAAGTTTGCCAACCACACCAGGTCAACCAAGACCAGGTCGTGCTCAAGAAGCAGGTAAAGAACTTACCAGTCAACTGTCAGCAGTAAAACAACTGGCAGAAGGATATCGAAGAGCCGCACAGGCCAACATGGATAGATTGTCTTCAGAAGTTGATATACTTGGCAAGAGTGAATATGAAATTGAACTGACCAAGGCACAAGGTGAAATCAACAAACGCTACGGTGATCAAGCCGCAGCCTTAGAGCAAAAGAAAACTGGTGCCAAAGGTGCCACACTAAAACTTATCAATCAAGAAATTGCCAACTTAGAAAATCTTAGAACCAGTGAACTAGACATACTTGAAATTACTAAATCACAGGTAAACCAATATAAACTAAGGCAAGAAGAAATTAAGCGTAGTCTAGAGTATAGTGCCGAACTACTTAATAAAGAACAAGCAGGCATCGACAGTTTAGGTGACAGCATCAATACTATCTTAACTGGTAGTTTTAAAAAGATGCGTGAAGAACAGGAAGCCAGTGCCAACAAGGCATTGCCCGAACTACAAAGACGCTTGGCTGCCATAACACAAGAAGAACGCAACCTAGCCGAAGCCGCTAAAGAACGAGTAGCCGCACAATTTGAAAATGATCCAGAAGGCTTGATGGCAGCACAGATGGCCATTGAAGGTGCACAAAAGACAGCCACCGAACGTAGACAACGACAGGCCGAAGAAACTTATAACCAACAAAGGTTATTTGCCACAGGTTGGGAAGAAGCATTTACAGCCTATGCAGATTCAGCAGGCAACGCTGCCAAGCAGGCTGGTGACTACTTCAACAGATTCAGTTCAGGCTTTGAAACGGCCATTGTGAAATTTGTTCAGACTGGTAAACTAAGTTTCAAAGACTTGGCCAACAGTTTGATTGCAGACTTTGCTAGAATAGCCGCACAGAAAATGTTCTTGAGTTTATTTGGTGGACCCACAGGCGGTGGAATACTGGGCAACTTCTTTGGCTTTGGCGGCATTGGCAAGGCAGGTGGTGGCCCTGTTATGGCAGGCAAGCCTTATATGGTTGGAGAATCGGGCAGAGAGATGTTCATCCCGAACTCAGCAGGCAGCATTGTGCCTAACAATCAATTAAATGGTGGTGGAGCAACCACAGTCAACTATAATATACAAGCAGTAGATGCCGCAAGTTTCCGTAGCCTAGTGGCCAGAGATCCAAGTTTCATCTACGCAGTCACAGAACAAGGCAGACGCAGTCAGCCATCAAGGAGTAGATAATGTCAATACAATCAATTATTGATCGAGCACAACAGATTGAAATAGATCGCAGAAGAATGGTTGGACAGACCATTAGCCGTAGCCAAAGAATCAAAACAGCAGAGCGTAGCACAGCACAGCCATATAAGTTCAAGGTAACGCCACCTGCACAATTACCTTGGACTACAGGCCGTGTCATTGTTGAAGCCATTGATGCTGGTGACCGTGTCAGTGAATATCAGATCAGTTTGAATAACAATTCAGGAATGAATTACATTACTCGTTATCAAGGACCGATGACACAGGCACAATTAAATGCTTGCGTAATCTCATCAACAGGAACAAGCACACTGGTGCTTACTAACTTGCCCAGCGTTGGTGCAACATTGGCAGATACTAGCACTGTGGTAACAACCACAACTACCTTATTTGCTGTTGGAGATGTTATTCAACCTGCCAACAGTCGTTATCCTTACACAGTGACATCACCAGTTTTTAGAGGCACTACTAGCACAGCCACTGTATCTTTGCATAGACCAATTATAACCAGTGAAGGTATATCATTGAACAGTTATGGGATATTAGTGGGCAATAGTTGCACATGGCGTGTTGTTGTTTCTGCAATGCCAACATATAGTTTAATCTATGGCCAGCGTATGCAATACAATGGTGACTTTGAACTGGTAGAAAAGATTATCTAATATGACTACAATTATCTCAGCACTGACGGCAACTTCAATCAAGCACTGTCTCTTGGTTGATATAGTTGTCAACACCACAACCTACTACATCAGTAATGCCTATGCACCTATTTCATACAATGGAAATAGTTATACGCAGTTAGGTAATTTTATGGGCATGAGTGAACTGCAAGATGATTTGAAAGTTACTAACAATCAAATTAACCTGCAGTTATCAGGCATACCAACAGATGATGGCAGTCCTAGTTATATGAACATTGCATTGAACAGCAACCTCAAAGGCAGCAAGGTTAAGATCTATCGTGCTTTCTTCAATGCTGGCAATTATGATCCTGCACAGGTCTACCTAAGATTTGATGGTTATGTTTCAAACTTCAGCCTCAGTGAAAATTGGGATCAAGATAGTAAGACTACTAGCAATAGTATTGGCATTCAATGTTCAAACATTCATGCCATCATGGAAAAGAAATACACTGGTCGTAGAACCAATGATACTGACGAACAGTCTTTGTATCCTGGTGACACAGGTATGAGTTATGTCAAAGCATTGGCTGACACACAGTTTGACTTTGGCAAACCATATGTTGCACCTAGTAGTTCAACTCCAAGTGGTGGCGGTGGTGGAAGTGATTTTACTTTTGAGCAAGCATAATGATTAGACTGTCCACAAATCAAGATACATTTGTAATAGTAGAATTGCTAAAACAATTTCTCAGTGAGACCAGTTATAGTCAGGCAGAAGCCGCCAGTCGAGACTTTGAACATTTGTGTAAATTAAGTTGGACTTTTCAACAATATGGTTATATTTGGTTGGCCTTTCACAAAGACGAACCTGTGGGCATACTAATGGCAGTGAAAGAATCTAATATGTGGTTGCCCTCAGCAAAAGAACTTAGAGAAGTTGTTTGGTATGTAAAACCAGAACACAGAGCCCTCAGCATTGGTGGTAAGTTATTCTTGCACTACTGCCGTAAGGGTGAAGAACTACTCAAGACTGGCAAGATACAAGGTTATTTTACCACACGCATGACCACAACAGATTCAATTGACTACGAGTCAAGAGGCTTCCGTCAAACAGAAGTCACATACATAAAGGAATAAGAAGATGCCAGCATTTACATTTGTTGCCAGCGTAATTGCAGTTGAAATTGGTGCATGGGCATTAGGCTCAGTGGGCCTATCATTTGTTACATCGGCCATTTCACTAGGATTAGCCATTGTGACAAGTCGTGTGTTAGGCCTAGGTGGTGGTAGTGGTGGCACACAACAAGACCCCGGTGCTAGAATTCAATTTCCACCAGCAACTAATAACAAGGTTCCTATAGTATATGGACACGCCAATACCAAAGGTGTGGTCACCGATGCTAGAATTAGTAATGAAAATAGAACAATGACCTATGTGCTGGCCTTAAGTGAAAAGACACAGACAGGCACATTCTCAGTGGGCAACATCTATTGGAATGATCAACTGTTGGTCTTTGACGCAGACGCAGCCGAAAGCCACATTGTGAGAAGCAGTATTGATCAGAATGGACTGGGTTCTACCAATACCAATTATGATAATTTAATTCGTGTTAGGGTATATTCAGGTGGTAGCACTGCCACTAATCAAATATTTCCCACAACAGGCACCGCCGTCAACGCTTATAGTTTATTGGCAGGCAGTGAAAGTGAAACTACTTATGCTATGACTGACCTTGTGTTTGCTGTTGTTCAATTAGATTATAACAGTGAAAAAGGCACAACAGGACTAGGACAGGTCACATTTGAATTGACCAACAGTCTTAAAAATCCTGGATCAGTTTGGTTTGACTACATGACTTCG